CGGCGTAGGTTGCTACCGTGGCCGCTACGGGGTGGAGCATGCCAACTCCAGCCATATCGTGTACCTCCTTAAAAGGTCAGTGATGGTAAATTCGTATTTGATACGAATTTCAAATTTTGCGGGTCTTGGTGCCTCCCCGCTTGTACTTGGCCGATTGCAGCGGCACGTCGGGCACCTGGCCGGTCTCCAGGAATTCGCCCCAGATGCCCTCCAGGCGCGCCTGCACCGGCTCCTCGGCGTTCTTGTCCGCCTCGTCCACCCAGTAGGTGGGCTGGATGCGGCTGCTGCCGTAGTGATGGATGAAGGCTTTTTCGGCGTTTCGCACGCCGCGGGCGTCCTTGCCCTGCGGGTAGATGTCCGCGGTGAACAGGCCGCCGCGGTTCTGCACGCCCTCGGGATAGCCGATGGATTCGATCATGGCGCCGGTGTCCCGCAGGCCGTGAGCCTCCGCCGCCTGTTTCCAGGACGCGGTGATCTCCTCGGCCGCGGCGGCGGTCATCACCTGGGCCACAGGCTCGGCAGCCTCGCCCATGCGGCGCATGTCGTTCAGCAGCTCCTGCAGGCCGGTGGTATCGATCTGGGCCATGGCGCCTCCTCAGATGCCTTCACATCGAAAGATGTGGTGGCTGTATTCCGTGTCCGGGTCGTAGTCCTGGGTGTGGGCCACCGTGGTGCGGGGGTTCGCGTCCAGCAGGGCAAACAGGGCCGTCACAACGGGATCATCGGCCTGGCGCGTGAAGCGGTGGACGTAGAACACCCAGCCCTCCACATGCGCGCCGTCCGCCGTGAAGGGCAGGCGGTCGGTTTCCTCCCACCAGGTGTAGTCCCGGTTTTCCTCCGTGCTGAAATAGTGGCGGATGTCAGGATCCGCCTGGATCAGCAGGTCGCGGATCTCGGTCAGGGTCACGGGCGCACCTCCTCCAGGTATAGGTCGCTGATCGGCGTGGGGCCGTCATCGTCCTGGCCGTGATAGGCGCGGGTGATCTGATACACCAGGTCGGCGGGCTGCACGTCATCAAAGGACGCCACAGCCCGCAGCACCACCACGTCGTTCTGTTTCAATGCCAGGTTCTGCAGCACGCGGATGCGGGCGTCGGTGCGCAGCTCCCTGCGGTTGTCCGTGGGCCGGGCCGCGCTGGTCTCAAAGGCCAGCTGGCCATACCAGCTCTGGTAGATCAGGGCATGGGTGAAGGCGGGCTTTTCGCCCGGGCCGCTGACGTCGGTTTTGCGGAATACGGAGCAGATGCCCTTGTCCAGGATCATGTGTCCGCCTCCTCATCCATGTGCAGCCACCGCTCCCGACGGCGCAGGCGCAGCCACTCGGGCATGGCGCCCGCGTTGTCCCGGTTCTGGTAGCTCCACACGGTGTAGTCCACCACCAGCATCAGGTCGTCCTCCGAATCGTTCAGCCGGATGCCGATGCGGGTCAGCTCCTGCACGGCGGCGCTCACCCGGGCTGTGAGATACGGATCCAGGCCGGTATCGGCGGGCAGGCGGTTGAGCCTGGCCTTGACCAGGGCCAGGGCGGTGTCGTTCTCGGTAAAAGCCACGGGTGAGGCCTCCTCTTTACTTGGTTTTCTTTTTGCGCGCGGCGGGCTTGGGCTCGGGCGCGGGCTCCGCCTGCACAGGTCGGATCCAGCCGTCGGCCGTCAGCTGCGCCACGCGATCCGGCCCGGGCGTATAGCCGGGGCCGGGATAGGCGTCGCCCGGACGATAGACGCGGCAGAAGTCATCCGGGTCAATAAAGGCGATGATGGCGGTATACATTCAGCGCCTCAACATTAATGCTGGCCGCCGTCATCGTCATCCTGGTTCGCCGTGTCGGTGGCGAAGGTCATGGCGGGGGTGGGCGTGGCGCCGCCCAGGCCGATGGCCACAAAGGCCTCCGCGATGGCGGGCGCGCCGTCATAGCGAGCCGTGCCCTTGAACACGGTCTGATCCTGCAGGAAGCGCACATGCTCGGAGCTGGCAAACTGCTGGCCGGCGCGCTCCGCCAGGGTGTACAGATCGAAGTAGCCGCCGATGATGACGTTGTCCGGGATGAAGGACAGCACCTCGATGACGCCGCCCACCACGGGCATCACATCGGCCACGCCGGTGACGATGCGGCCGGCGGCGTCCACGGCCACAGTGGCAGCCATCAGGGCGGTGTAGGTGGTCTCGTTCATGACCCACACCTTTTCGCCGCGGGCATACTTGCCCTTGGCCGCGCCGGAGGCGGTGACGATGGCGCTGATCAGCGCGGCTCCGGTGGTGCCGGCAGCGATGCTGATGATGTTGGTGGTGTGCAGATCCTGCCAGGGGCGGGCGGTGGCGGGATAGCCGGCAGGCTGCACGGTCTGGGCCAGACGGCTGACGATGCCCTGGGGCATCTTCTGGGTGGCGGCGCTGTTGCGGCCGTACAGGATGGCCTTATCCAGCGCCAGGCCGATGGCCTGGCCCAGGGCGGTCATGAGCTCCATGGCCAGGTCGATGTCGCTGTCCTCGAGGTTCGCATTGCAGACGGCGAAGTAACCGCCCACCTTGTAGCAGTCCATCTCCAGGTCGTTGAAGCCCAGGGTCAGCTCGTTGAGGTTGGCGCAGCAGTCCGTCCAGATGGCCTCGGGCACGGTGCCCATGATCAGCTGGCGGCCGGTGCCGCGGATGTTGCGCACGGTGACGTGGCGGTACAGCTTGCTGTAGCGCTCGATGTTCTCGCGGATCAGGCCCAGCATGACCTCGGGGATGGTGAGGCCCACATTGGTCAGGGCGCGCTTCTGCATCATGGAATTGCGCACTTCGCCCAGGTAGGCCTTGACGTCGTCGCGGGTGACGATGCCGGCCAGGCGGTCGCGCAGGGTGAAGCCGGTGGCTTCGCGGGTGTTGGTGTTCATGGGCTTTTTGCTCCTCTCTTCATTGGCCGCGGCGGGTGCAGGCGCGCCGGCGGGCGGTTCGGTGTTCTGGGCTTCCTCCTCCGTTTTGAGCTCGTCCTCCAGGTCTTTGATCACCTTGTCCAGCTCGTCCACGGATTCCTGGAGCTTTTCTTTTTCCTCGATCAGGGCGTCCACGGATTCCTGGACGGCGGCCTGTTCGGTTTCGTCGGTGACCTCCTCAATGGCGATCACCAGCTCCTGCTCGCGCTTTTCCACGTCCTTCATGGAGGCGCGCAGCTTCTCAAGCTCTTTGTTCTTCAGATCGATGCGCTTGCGCAGCATCAGTGCTTTCAGAGCCACAGTTACTTCAACCTCTCTTTCATTTGGGTTTTCCAGGCTTCCAGCTTCCGGGCGCGCAGATCTTCGCGCTGGGCGCTTCTGGCCTGGATGTTGGTCTCGGCGTAGGCCGGGAACGTGCAGATGCTGACCTCGTAAAGCTCCACATCCCGCAGCGTCCAATGGATGGAGCCGTCCGGGCGGGTTTCGGTATCCTCCAGGACGGGATCAAACCCAAAGGAACACTGATCCACGTCGCCGCGCCTGACGCGCTCATAGGCGTTGACGGCGTCCTGGTCTTTCGGATTGATCAGGATGTCGCCCCACAGCCCGTGCTCGTCCTCCCGCAGGGAGAGGGTGCCGGCCTTGGTGCGGCCGGTGACCAGCGTGGTGTCGTGATTGATCAGGGCGCGGATGTCGTTTGCGGCCAGCGACCGCGAAAAAGCGCCGGGCGCGACGGATTCCGTCATGCCGGGCGCGATTTCATAGATGGAATTGAACACGGCAAAGTAGCCGACGATGTGCATGCCGCCGTCCCCGTCCTCTCGGGTGGAGAATTGGGTGGGGATGGTGCGCACCTGGCGGTGTTCAGCGTTTGTCATTGGTTTTCGTCTCCTTCCTCAGCGGGCAGCTGTCGGCGGTGGACGACAGCGCCCACCAGCCTTTGCAGGACTTAAAAAAGACGTGCCCGCAGGGCGCGTCCTGTTTTTTGCAATAGATGATCATATTGGCGCGGTATTCGGCATGGGGACAGGACAGGGTCAGCTTCATTGATCCTGCACCAGCTTCTTCTGCGATCCGGCCATATCGGACGGGATGTAGTTCTCCAGGATCCTGTATTCCTTGAGCCCTGCCGGGGCCATGTGCATGCGGTCGCGCCACTCGTCGCCGTTGACGTAGCCGCGGTCGGATCCGGCCAGCAGGATGTCGCTGGTGGCCTTGAGGTCGTAATCCTGCAGGCTCCAGTAGTTCATGGCCAGATACCACTTATCGCTGAGGATCAGCCCGCGGGTGAGCTCCTGCTGGATACCCTGGGTGATGGTGCGGATGCGGGTGGACACAAAGTTGTTCCACTCGTCCTTGTTGTAGCTGCCCACGCCCAGGAGGAAGGCAGGCACGCCGATCACCGCGGCCACTGTGCGCTTGTCAAGCTCCACCGTGTCCTTGATGGCCAGATCGTTCAACGACAGCGGCTTGATCTGCTCCACCTGGAAGGCCTCGGCGGGGATGATCCACGGCGCGCCGGCCACGGCGGGGCTGACGTATTCCTGCATCAGCTTTTGCCGGCCCTCCGGGCTTTTGAAATTCTCATCCAGGGCGTCCACCTTGACGATGAGGGACGGCTTGAATTCGGAGCTCATGAAGGCGTTGGTGGTGCGCTGCGCCTGCTTCAAGTTGTTGGCGATATCCCGCAGGGTGACGGTGACGCCGCGGCCCTTCCACAGGTACAGCGGATCCGGGTTGTAGACAAAATGCAGCACGTCCGCGGGATTCCGCGGGATGCCGTCAATGAGGATCTGGTAATCCCGGTAGCTGGCGCCCACGGGGGTCAGCTGCACCCGGCTGGCCGCGATGGGCTCCAGGCTCTGCAGGATGCCCAGATGGGTGTGCGGCACAACCACGCTGTTTCCGCTGCCGTAGAGCAGCAGGTTCATCACGATGGCGGTCATCCACTGGCTGCGGGTCATGTTGCGGTTTGGGTGGATGTCGATCATGCGGGAGAGCTCGTTCTGGATGCGAATGTCGCCCTCGTCCGTGTTGGACATCAGATAGATGGTCATGCTGGCGATCAGCTCCGCGATGCGCAGGCAGGCGGTCTGGATCTCCGGGCAATCGCTGAGGCGGGTATAGCCCGGGCAGCAGATGTCCCCGTCGTTCAGCCACAGGGCCACGGAGCCCGGAGCCGCTGCGCGCTGCGCGGGCTGCCGCCGGTGTTTTTTACTCATTTCCCCACCATCCTTTGGTCTTGTTCTGGCGCTCGATGTCCTCAAGCATTCGCACGCACGCAAAAACATCGGCGTCGAAGACGTCGATGCGGTGCTCAGGCTGGATCTTCTCATACTGGATCATGTCGTCGGTCTTTTCGATGGCCCGGACGTTGGATACGCAGTATTCATAGGGCTCCGCGCCCAGGTAATACAGTTTATTGTTCTTGGCCTTATTCTCGATATGGCGGAAGCCCTCGGATTTTTTGTAAAAATACTGGGGCTGATCCACCACGGCGAAGCCGGCCAGCTTCATGCCGATGTAATACTCGCGGCAGAATTTGCGGTCGTGGCCTACCTGCACGATATTGAAGCCCATGGCCTTCATCTGCTTGAACCACTTGACCACCGCCGCATGGTCGTTGGTGGGCGCGTTGCACAGATCCAGCCAGCCGTCATCCCGCCAGCCGAACAGCGGGATATTGTCCTCGTCCGCCTTCTGGCTGGCCGCCACGATGGGGAACCAGCAATGCGGGATGACGATGTCGATATCCTTGTAGCTGCCGTGCAGGGCGGCGGCGGTAAGATCGTGCAGCTTGGAAAGGTCGGCCCCGCCATACCACCGCACCGGCAGCCGCGCCAGGTGGCGCAGCTTCTGATCCAGCGTCCATGTGAAATCGATGCCCAGGGCCTGCTCCGCCGCGGAGTTGCTGCGGCGGAATTCGTCGATGTTGAAGTAGGCGCGCATGGAGCTGGTGAACACATTGAGCGAACGGGTAAAAAAGTCCTTGCGCTGCTGCGGGTCGTTCTGGGCCTGCAGGGCATCGTTCATGATGTCCTGGGGCCGGATGGTGACGCCATAATTGGGGTTGGCCTTCTGGTGCTGCACGGGATTGAGATAGTCCACATCGCCGTTCTCGTCCTTGTCCGCGCAGCAGATGAAGATAAAATACTGGTCATCCCTGACCATGCCCCGCAGCACTTTGCGGCAGTATTCCACGCGCTGGGCGCAGAAGCCCGTGCCGTCATCGCCGGCGGTGGTGATGGCGATGGTCAGTTTGTTGGTGTAGGGCTTGGAGGCTTCCTTGATGCGGTTGTACTTCTGCGGGCCGCGGTAGGCGTGGATCTCGTCCGCAATGCCGATATTGCAGTTAAAGGAATCCAGGTTGTCACCCTTGCCCGCCAGGGCATTAAGGCTCATGCTGCCGCCGGCAATGGACGGATTGCTGATGCTGTGCTCGATGTTGTTGTCCACCACGCGCCAGCCGGCCTTATTGGCGGCCTTCTTATCGGCATAGAGGGCGGAGCAGACGTTATAGCTCCAGGTGTCGAAGGTCTCCCGGGCCTGCTTGAGCGTCTCGGCCACCACGTACACCTTGGCCCCGCTCATGCGCTCCAGGAGGCTGATGCCATAGGCCAGGGCGGCCACGAAAATGGTTTTGCCGTTTTTGCGTGGAATGAAGATGAGGGCCTCATGCACCACCCGGGCGCGGCTGCCATGGTGATAGAAAATCAGGATGGCGTAGCAGATCAGCTTCTCCCAGGGCTCCAGCAGGAAGGGCTTGCCCCGCAGCGGCACGGCGTCCGGCGTCTCGCCCTGGCGGTGCTTGAACGTGCTTTGAATAATGCCGATGACAAAATCGGCATCCTGGGTGCGGACGTCAAAAGACGAACATTCCAGCATGCGCAGGAAGCGGATGCAGCCCAGCATGCGATCCACCCCGGCCACGATCTCGCCGCAGGCAACGGCCGTGGCATAGGTGAGCACATCCCGGGCATATTTGCCCGCGGGCCATACGGCCGCCAGGCGCTGGCCCTCCGGCGTGATGACGGCCCGGGCGTTGACAGGATCCCGGCGGCACAGATAGCGCTGCTCCTCCTCGGTGAGCGGCACGCCCGCCGGGGACAGGATATCAGGCATTCAGCATCACGATCCCCGCATCCTGGAGCGCCTGGGCAAATGGATCCGCCTTTTGGGGCGGCGCGAAGATATCCTCCCGCAGCTTGCGCGCGGAATCCGCCGTAAGCCCCAGGGCTTTTTCGTACACCAGCGCCTGGTCGTTGAGCCGATCCAGCTCCTGGATGTGCGGATCCACGATCTCGATGGGGCCGTTCTTGCCCTGGGTGATGCAGGTGGTCTCAAATTCGCCCGCGGAATAGGCCTTGTTCAGCTGCTCGATGCGGACGTAGATCTGCGCCAGGCGGCAGCGGGTGCGGGTGAATTCCAGGCGATAAACGCCCAGGCTCTTGGTGTGCTTTTCAATCGCGCCGCGGTAGGCTTTTTCGTCCATCGGTTCACCTCCTCGATGCCGACCATGATCAGGATCCGGGCCGGCGCTGCCGCGTATTGTGCCGCCGGGTGCCGTCCCGGGCCTGCCGGCCGTGGTCTTTTCGTCCAAAAATTCCTTATTAGCAATTTAGCGCCAGAGAGGGAAGAAGC